TGTAGCATCTACAACTCGAAAGCATCTAATTTTTTGATGCTCAACAGATATAATATACTCTTCGTTATTATCAAAAATAAACGGCATAAGATGCGATTGCTCAGGATATGAAGAATTATACGTTAAAGAATAATCGTATATGTGCTTCATGCCGTATCGCTTCTTAACACCGCCTTCTGCCATTACTACCATGTTTTGTAATGATTGTGCTGATCCTGCATAAACAGGACTATCTGTTCGCATTGTAAGAGAAGCACTCGCTTCACCATACTGAAAGCTGTTTTGTGCAACCCTTACTTTCTGCATTAACTACGCCTTTGTGCAATCAATCGTGATGTATTCAACTTTATAGTTGTTTGTTGTTGTGAGTCTAGTCTTCTTGCCTGAGCCATATACATTAATGCTTTTTGTTCCATAAGTTCTGCAAGTTGTGCATCTCTAGCTAAAGAAATAGCAAAAGCTCCTGCAATCATATGCTGCAAAGCAATAGTAAAATATGACGGAAAATCGTTTTCTAACGCTCTGTAATTATAATCAGCAACAACCTCATCTGTTGATGAGGCATTACAGAATACTTTATCACCATAAGTATTATATTTAATTACATTATCGTTGACTGTTAAAGCATGAACCATAAGGGAAGAGGTTGGTAATTGATATGCAGCTTCCCATCGACCTGTTGGTTCACTTGCCAATCTGTTTAATACTGCTTGATCTGAAGCAAAACGCCATCTTGTATTAGTTAATGCTGTTCTTACAATGTCTTCATAAACTGCGTTTGCTACTTCCGACTCTGTTGTTCCATCAGTAAATGATTGTATTTCATTACCACCGATAAGAATAGAAGCCCTTGAGCATATTTTTATAGCTGTATCTGCAACTGTAGGCATAGAAAGTTGGGGGCCGAAGCCCCCATCCCCTTAGTCAGAGTCAGTAGCTGTGACCGTTAAGCCATCAGTTACGTCAATAGCGGTTGCCGAAACATCCTTTGCGTAAACAAGACTTACTGCTGGTGTGCCACCTGTTGATGTAACAGCAATAATTACGTCCAAAGAACGAATCATGCCAATCGCATCGTTAAAGTAGTTAGCAGTGTTTACATCACCGATTGCATCTGTTGTGGTGTAGTGCCAAAGATTGACACCAGAACCACCAGATAAACGAGTTAGTCCACTTGCGCTATAAGCCATATTCTAACCCTCCTAGTTATTATCTAATAGTTCATAGATACCATCGTCATCAATAACGACAGAACCCATAGACATCATAGATGTGGTTAAGTGTGAAACTTTTTCAGCAATGTAATTAACTTCTGTTGTTACATCAGAGTTAATTCCAAGACCGACAGCAGTTGTATGATAAACAAAGTTCTTACCACCAGCTACAGCAGATGTTGAAAAGATCTTAAAGCCTAAGAACTCTTTCATTGTCATGCCACCAGCAAACGGTAAGTTTTGATCACCAACAAAGTCACTTGAAGCAAATTCATTTATAGCAAACAAATCAGCAAAACCAGCAGGAGACATTGCAATATAGCGTTGTCCGTCTTCTGGTAGATCTGCATTACCCATTGTCTCAAATGCTGACAATAGATCTGCTTTTTCAACAGCAGAACTTGTGTCGTGTAATTGAGTTGAATTTGCACCTGCATCCATTGCTGTTGTAATAATCTCGTCAGTCTTACGACCTAGAGCAGCAGCAGCAGATTGAGCAACAGCTTGACGCTCGTTGATATTAATTTTCAACTCATCAAGTTTGTCGATGTACTCTGGTGCATAGTAGTCAGCCATAGTGACTTCTACGTTAGTGTGTGCAAGCTCCATTGGAGTTACGTTACCATTTCTGGATTTTGTATTTGCTGTGCCTTTTCCAATTACTTGGAATCTCGCAGTCGAGCCAGTAACATTCGTAGTACGCACTGTGTTCCGTAACTTAGAACCCATACGCTGATACGCCATGTGTACTTCTGTCTCGAACTGTTTGATAAAGGCTTGATCGATTGTATTAGCCATTTTTCAGTCCTAAATTGAAGTTTCTGGTTTCGACGAGTGTCCGTTTTTCGACTTCAACTTGGGTATCCTTTCGGGCCAATCAGTGTATTACGGGTCGTTGTGGTTCATCATAAACACAATTTTTATCTAAATTACAATAAATAAATTCATAATACTTATTTTCACCAACAGCAAAAACGCCAACAATTTCAAAACCAAGCCATTCTGCCCACTTAACCATACCATCATAATCAGACAAAATAGTCATACTTACTCTAGGATGATAACCAGTTAAATACTCAAGAAGCATTTTAGATCCTCTTGCAAGAAGCATATAATTTTCAAAGGCTTGCTCAGAAAACATTGCAAACATTTGCGGTGTATCTTGATCTTCATTAAAGAAAAGGCCGCCCGTCATAATGATAGGGCCGCCTTCTCTTTTTACTACATAAGCTTGAGCTTCTTGATACATTCTGGTTAATGCTTCATTTATTGAAGAATAACCTAATAATCTTAACTCACGCCTGTTTTCCTTAGAAAGATTTTTTTCAATCTCTGCAATGTGATAAGAATGTAAACAGGTAAGATAAAAATCTCCCCGTTTAAGTATTCTTGGCTCACTTGTAGATTTGCTGATATCCTTCTGTGACCTGCTTAATGAAGTGTGGGTCTCTGTCTTTCCAGTATCTTGGGTCATTCATCATCTCCCTCAATTCTTGCTCAGTTGGACCAGCAGTAGGTTGTGTACCTTCGGAGAATGAACCATCTTTCATTTTCTCCATAATAGTTTCCATAACCATAACACCATCGGCAGTTTGGAATAACCTTTCGATTGCTGGTAGTTGTTCTTCTGTAAACATTTTATGAGCAAACATTGAAGCTGCTTCTATTCTTGCGCTAGCATTATCACCAAGTTTTGCTTCTTCTGCATCTATATCAGGAAGATTTTTCATCATTGCTTCGGCATAAACATTTATACCATTTTCAAACTCTTCCTGACTAAAACCATTTTCATAAGCATGATTTGCCCACCATTGAAACAATTCATTGTCATTAGCTGACTCAGCATCAATGTTTTCAGGTATTTGATAATCACCTGCTGTTTCTGGTCTTTCACTAAAAGCTTCGTTTTGTATTTCTTCTATAATACTATTACGAATATCTTCTTCTTTAGTGCCTAGCTTTGACTCAAGCTCTTTGTAAGCTTTAGCTAAATCTTCACCAGAATTATATTTTTCTGGCAACCACTCTGGTCTATCACTTGTTGACTCTGCTGTTTGCACATCAGCTTCTGTTACAAAATCCCTTCCATCAGCTTGTGCTACTTCAACTGCTTCTTCCGTACTCATTTGTTTTTACTCCTATGTGCATGTTGAATTCTTTGTTCGAGCAAACCAACAATGTATCGTTGGCCCTCAATATGGCGTAATTGTTCTGTAGAAACATTTGGGCCATGAACTAATTCAATAGTTATAGATCTTAAGTATTTAAGAACTTCCTGACCTGTTGGTGTTTTAAATACCTCAGCAACGTTTTGACTTATTTGCTTTTCAGTTTGTTCATTACGTTGAACTCCATCTATCCCTAAAGATGGTAGTTTTTTAGCTTGCAACTTGTCCCTCCTGTGCTTGCTGTGCTAGTTGTTGCATCATTTCTGATATCTGTTGACGCTGCTCTTCATCACGCACCAGACTATCAGGAACACTAAATTTTTTAGCTAAGTAAACAGCAACCTGTTCTGGATCAATAATAACAGGAGTTATTTGTGGTCCAAAAGTTGATTGCATCATCTCTAGAAAACGACCAACAGTTGCTATATCTTGATTATTTTGCGCTTGCGCTAATGGAGAAACAGATCTTATTTTTACTTCTCTACCATTAACAGTTGGTATTTCGATACGCCCTTGTTTCTTTAAAATATAAATAACTCTTTGCAAAACAGGCTGAACTAACTCTGCTTGTAGCCTTCCAAATGCAGCACCCATACGCCTAGATAGATCGGCCATTCTTTCTGCTACCTCAGTTGCTGATGCTGGCGTTTTGTTAGGATCTCCTAACATTTGATTGTACAATGCTTCTTTAATATTTGTTCTCATTTCAGAAAGAATTAACTGAGAAACATTAAAGTTACCTGCTGGAGTTATTGGCGTTAAACCTGCCGAACCCATAGCTTTAGGAATTATAGTCCCTGGAACAAGATTTATTGTATCTGGATTTACAACACCATCATCTTCCATTTGATAGATTCCAGCCATTGCCATCTGAGCATTTTCTAAAATCATTTCAACAGTAATATTACATGTCTTAATAGCAGCTAAAGCATTTATTAATGGGCCTCTGCCATAAACCTCTCCAGAAGAAGGACTCCAACGAAAACAAACAAATGGATTTGATCCAACACCGCTCATACTTTTTTCATGCAAAAGAGTATCGGTTTTCATGCAGATAGCATAATGATAAAAAGAATCTTGATTTTTCTTACTATAGTCTCTGCAAACAATTTCAAGAACAGTTGTTTCTCTATCTGATCCCATATTGTTTTTTACTTTTTGATCGAACTCTTTATCAGGATAAAGCAAAGGCAAATCATCAAAACGTATATGTTTTCTTTCTCTAAAGATGTGATCTATTTCACCGTTAGGACCAGTGTCTAAAACGACTTGAGGGAGAGGGATCGCGCGGAAATTTACGGGGTTGATTGAATCACCTTCCTCAACGCAAAGAACACCTGTCCCAACGGCTAGGTCCATAAATGATTCGTGGACCTCTTGACTGAAGTTTGAGTTTTGCAAAACTTCAAAAACATAATCTGTTACTTGATCTAAGTCATTATCTACAGAATCTTTTTGTTCTTTTGGTATTTCACTACCAGCAACTAAATCAGCCCATCGAGCAAAGTTAGGAACAATACCAGCTTGTAATCTTGATGCAAACTCTTGAACGCCAACTACAGCAGTTTCATCAAAGATCTTTTCATCACGCCTTTGACCAGCTTCTTCATAATAAAATGATTGCCGCATTGGTAAGGAATAATCATAACATTCCTCGAACAAAGGAACCCATTGCTCACGAAAAGCCTTAGCTTTTGCGTAACGCTTTAACTTTTCTTTGGCTATTGAGTGCATTATCCATATCTTCCTAAGAAACCTTGTGCGCCAGCATCAGCCATAAATAATGACTCTCTTCCATATTTAGACTTTGTACTTGTAGATGAACTACCACCTTTGCCAGTACCTTTGCCTTTTGTTTGAGAAGCAGTGATAGCGGCAGCAATATCTTCTTTTTTCTTCTGCGCTTTTTTCTGTATTTCTTCTTGTTTCTTTTGATCAGCAGCTATTCTTTGCTGTGCTGCTGCTTCTTTTTCTGCTCTTGATGGTCCAAAACACATAGTTACATCCTTTGCCATAAATTTTGTTTTCGAGCTGGCATACGCCTTTTATTAAAAACATCAAAGTTTCTTGATGCTACAATCGGCATAGCAGGTTTTTGTGTATTCATCAACGCTCGCCCTTCTCCAGCACCTAGCATCATATATTGCAGAGCGTCATGAATATGAGAAAACATGTTTTTATCTGGCTTGTCTGAGTATCTTTCGCCAGATACTTCCATGCGTCTATACTGATAGCCGCCCTCAAATCCTTTAACCAGTTGAGCGCATCGTCTGTCAACTAAAAATGCTGGCTTACCTTCCACCATCTTCGTCAACTGGGAAGAGACAGCCTCGAGGCGAAGGTCAACAGAGTTGGAGGGCGCAGGGAAAGCCCTCAAGCCAGCACCGCGCAAAATATGAAAGGGAGTGGATTCATCAGTTTGCGCTCTAAAATCTCCAGCAGGATCACCAAAAATAATAACTTCTGATGCTGCGGAGAACCTTGTCGCTAGTTCTTGCCTAAGCACTTCTGCAAAACGAACTATCCCCATATCGACAGCGACAATCTCTTGTTGAATAAACCAACGTCCTCGAACCTTTTGACCAATAGTAGCTGCTGGAGTCAGGCCAAAGTCCAACCCAACATAAACAGGTAGATTAGCTGCTATAGCTATCTCCTCTTTTGCAACATGAACCTCAGCAGCAAACATTGGATAAATTGGTTTTCCGTCCTGAATAGACCCAAGTTTGTTCATTACATAAACATCTATCCAGCTTTTTGTCTTACCTCGTATTAAATTATTATAGTAAGACCGTAACATGTTCTTTTTGTTTTCTGCCTTTGAATTTTCTTTATAACCTTTTATTTCCCCATCTTCATACTTTTCTTCGATCATAGCAGGGGGCTGCACAAAGAACTGCCAGTTATCAGGTTTTACTAACATCTTTGCTTGTTCTCTAGGAATATGATCGGGAATAGGAACTTCCCCTGCCATGATAGGCCACCAGTGATCTTCTTCTGGTGCGTTAGTGTCTGCAATTACACCTGTCCAAGATGGGCCTCCATCGCGCATTGAAGGAAAGCGGCCAACACGCATAGTGCAAGCATCAATAATAGATTTGGGTATTTCTCTGGCCTCATTAATCCAGATACCTGTTAATTCTAATGATAATAACTTCTTTACATCCTCTGGTCTATCAAGAGCTAAAAAGATTACTTCAAGCTCTACCTCGCCTTTTTTGATGTTGTGGGTATAGGGAACAGACCAAGTGAATTTTCCCCAATCATTTTCTGGGAACCAATCAAGCCATGTTTTAATAGTTGTAGTTCGTAGCTGTGGGTTTGTGTTTCGTATAATAGCCCATCTGGATTTTCTAATTCCGTCTGGACCCTTTTTTTGTTCCAAAGCTCTGCGAAATACTTCAACACAACACCCTACTGATTTGCCAGAACCTACTGGTCCCCTTATACCACGAAAAAACGTATTGTCTTTCATAAAAGTTTTTAAAACTTCACCATCAGGTTTATATGAAAAATTAATTCCCATCGATAGGACGATTTCTAAACTTATCGATTATGTCACTTAGAGTTTTTGAGAACTGTTCAGGGTCAACATCATCAGGCAAAATAACATAATCTTGATTATCTACAGCCTCTTGAAAAGCCTCATAACTAAAATCTTTCAGCTTACCATTTTTCATTCTTATAGATGGATATAAAAAATTTTTACCATCTACTTCTTGAGTGTAACTAAATATTGTTTTCCCATCGAGCGTTGGGGTAGAAGGATCTATAGCCCTAAAAAACCAGCTAGGGCCATAGTTTACCATTACACTCAAAACACCTTTTTCAGTTTCCGTAAAGTCCATTAACGTAAACCTTTATCAACTCCAAACTTAATCATTGACTCAGCTACATCAGGGCCAATGTTATCAATAACACCATCAATCATTTTGTTTGTAACAAAGGACTTACCATGTTTTTCATCAAAATGTTGGAAGTGTACCTTCTTAACAATCCTTCGAAGCATAGTAAGTTCTTCGGGTTTGAGCATATCAACAAAGCTCATTTCTTAGCTTTCTTTGGTTTTGCTTTTGATTCATCGACATTAGGCGTAGAAGGGTCATCAGATTTAAAAGTACCCTTTTTGCTTCGAGCCTTTACTGGTTCTGGCCCTTCTTCAAGCTTTACCGAATGACTCATATGATTTTTTTCTGACCAAGTAGAACCATGAAGATGGTGTATTTCACCAGTCCAAAGCTCTCCAGTAGATTTAATATACCAAGCCATTACTTACTCTTCGATGCCATAATTTTTTTCTTTAATGCTGCTGGTAAGTTTTTTTGTTTACCTTTCAGCATTGTTTTCTTTTTCGGTCTTCCGACCTGTGAACCATAAGTTCCTTTTCCTTGAGGCATAATTAACTCCTATATTGTTTTACTTTCCTAGCAATCGCTTTCGGTTGAGCCACAAACTGCTTACCCTTAGCCTTACCCTTTCGTTTAGCTCTGGTTGTAGCTGCATATTCAGCAGAACTAAGAGCAGCAATAGCCTTGCTAGGTAAGTACCGTTCACCTGTCTCACTAGACTTTTTCCCTGACTTAGTGCGCCACTTTTGCTTTCCCCAGTTCAGTAATGACTTCTGTGACTTCTTCACTTTATTTCAAGAGCCTTTCTTAAATCATTAATTATTCTATTGAATTTACTACCAGCTCTTTTTGTATCTACTTCATTTTGTAGTCTCATTATTGTCTTTTTTGTAAGAGCAATATCTTCAGGTGTAATTGCTAACTTTTTTTTCTTTTTAAATAGTGATGCCATTATCTATATCCTCCACCACGCTTTTTATATTCCTTGGCAAGCAACTGTGCCTTTCTAGCAGACCACTGACCAGCAGCCGTTCCATGTGTAGCCCTTGCTTTTATTCTGCGAAACAAAGACTTTCTCATGTTTGGTTTGGTATAGTTGCCAGCTTCATTTACCGCCACTGATCTTCTCCTGAATATCAATTAACTGATCTTGTATACTGTTATATCGAGAGCTAGAAACAGTCTGATTCTCTCTAGCGTTAAGAAGATAATTTAAAATTTTCATAACGCCTTTGGTTGCAAGCCCTTTATCCTTAGAAGAAAAGCGTTCACCTTCACCTTGCATTTTTTCTACAAGCCCAACGCCAGCAGAGTCTTCAAGCTTCTTTAGCTCTCTTCGAAGAAGGGTCGCTCTTTTCTTTAGCGGTGCTAGGGAACGGTCAGCCATTTTTCATTTTGGCCTTGAGGATCTTGCGCTTTAATGCTGGCGGTAGACTTTTCTGCTTACCTTTTAGCATTGTTTTCTTCTTAGGTCTGCCGACCTGACTTCCATAAGTTCCTTTTCCTTGAGGCATAATAATCTCCTAATAGTTTACTTTGAGCAATGAACGAACAGGTATACCAGATGTACGCATTTCTGGGAGCGGAACATCTGTCATCATCTTGTTTTTCTGAATAGGGTCGCCCATGCTAAGAGAAGGTAATGGGCCATAATCAGGTTTCATCTCTTTATAAATTTCATCAGCAGTTTTTACTTTTTTCTTACCACCACCAAAACACATATCACTTCTTCTTTCTATGTCTCTTTGCAAAATTTCTAGCAGACTCAACACTTCTAAATCCCCAAGCCCTTAATGCTAAAGCCTTGCGCGTTGGTCTACCCTTTTTATCTTTCATCGGGCCTTTCATTCCAGCAAACCGAGCAGCAAAGGAAACCTTGCGACCCATTCTTTTTGAACCAGCTTTAGGTTTATTCTTTACTGGAGGTTTTAAATTAGCCCCCTCCTTGCGCTTAAAGTAAGCACGACCAGCAGCATTCAAACCACCCTTAGGATTCTGATACTTCTTCGCTGGCATAGCCCTCACTCTTCAATGCAAGCTTCACCGAAGACATATCATCTTTCGGTGGGTACTTCTCAGGTTTCTTTTTAAAACGTGCCATGATCAAACCCTATAACAATAAAAATATTTATGACAACGCACAAATTACCTTTTTTAGAAATAATGTGAGGAGAAGACTTTCTCTGTAACAGTAACAGCAACTTTTCCCCCACCCCCCTGTTGCTACTAGCGTATGAGGAAGAGTTTATCCTAGATCAATCGTAACACGAATATCTCCAGCTACTTGCACTTGGCTTCGATCAATAGGCTTATATCCAGCGCGGTCTAGCAGATCCTTCGCTGCTTCAAGCTGGACATATTCGCTCTTGGCACCCGTGGCTAGCCGCTTAACCGTACCAGCAGCAAGTGTAGCGGAGATACCAAACTCTTCGTTCATACGCTGCATCAAGTAGCTTTGCACATGAGCAAGCTTCAACGTCTT